CGAGAGTATTTCGACGTCGTCGAGGATGTTCTTTTCCAGATGCGCTACGGCCCTGGCTCCAACTATCCATCACAACGCCACGAGCAAGTTCGCAGCTTGTTCAGCTTTGGCAACGGCATTATATTTACAGACCTCGTTCGTTCCCGTATTAGGCACAAAGCTATACACCTTAGCGAGTGTTATTTTGACGAGGATGCTTGGGGCTTTGTAGATACGGTCTACCGCAAGATATGCATGACGTACCGCCAGATGGTTCAGGCGTTCGGCGAGGACGCCATACCGGACGGTATCAAGAACCAGTCCAAGACATCGTCGATGCAGAAGTACGAAGTCCTTCATACCTGCGAGACTAATGAGAAGTACGACCCCGACAGCGCGAATCCCGAGGAGCGCAAGTACATCTCGTACTACATTCTCAACGAGTCGCAGAAAGCTATTCTGGATCGGACAGGGTATAGCACATTCCCGTACTCGGTGTCACGCGACTGTAAATCGCCACGCGAAATCTACGGTCGCGGTATCGGCATGGCAACGCTTCCCAATGTGAAGATGCTGAACCAGATGAAGAAAACGCATATCGAAGCTGCGCACATGAATGTGCGTCCACCGCTTCTCATGCGCGACGACGGCTCTATCAATACAGTGGATATTCGTCCTGGACGCACAATTGTTGGCGGTATTGATGCGAACGGGAACCCGACCATCCAGCCACTTAACCACGGCGCACGGTTCGACATTTCAGAAGTCAACCTTGTCGCTGAACAGAACAATATCCGCGAATGGTTCATGCTGGATCTGTTCATCAACAGCTTGGAGCGCGAGGCCACGGCTACAGAGGTTGTAGCACGTAGCCAAGAACAGGCACGTCTGTTATCGTCGATGTCTGGTCAGGAAGAAACCGAGTCGCACTCCGTAATGATAGAGCGCGAGATCAATCTCTTGAACACGATTCCCGGTATGCTCCCCGAGATGCCTGGCGAACTAATCGAGGCTGGTGGTGAATTCCAGATCGAGTTCTCTTCTCCGTTGGCTTCGTCGCAGAAATCCGATGAAGCCCTTGGAGCCATGCAGACGTTCCAGACTATCGCGGCTGCGGCACAGTTCGACCCGTCGATTATGGACCGCTTCGACATGGACGCCTACGCGATGGTTATCTCCGAGGCCAATGGGACTCCGGCGAAGATTATGCGCGGCGATGAGGATGTTGCCATGATTCGCCAGCAACGCGCACAACAAGAACAGATGATGGCTGCGGCACAGATGGCTCCTGGCGTTGCGAAAGCAGGGCTTGATGTGGCGCGAACCGAAAAGACGATGAGTGAGATGTAATGACCAAGGAAGATTACGATGGGATTAAGCGCAACCGTGAACTCGTCAAGGTATACCGCGAAGCGTTCGGCTGGAAGGGTAAACCGTCCGACCAGACACAACCGTTCCTTGATGACCTAGCCAACTTCTGTGGCCTGAACCAAGCCAAGTTTGTCGGCGACGAACACGACATGATAAAGACGCTTGGGCGCATTGAAGTCCTTGGGCGCATTAACTTTTTTCTGAATCGACCTCAAAACGAGATCGACGCAATGGATAAAATCATAGAAGAATGGGAGACAGATGATGGACGAGCATAGCGAAGCAGTAGAAACATCAACAGAGGCAACAAAGGCGTGGTACGACGGGCGCGACTTACCTGATGAGACTATCGGGTATATCCAGACCAAGGGGTTCGACGACCCCGTCAAGGTGCTGGAGTCGTACCGCAACCTTGAGAAGTTCAAGGGCGTCGACGAGAAGCGTTTATTGAAGCTGCCCGAGGAAGAGTTGCCCGAGAACATGGGCGACATCTGGAACCGCTTGGGCCGTCCCGAATCGCCTGACGGCTACGAGATCGAGGCTCCCGAGAACTTCCAGATCGATAGCGACCGTGTATCCAAGTACAAGCAGTTGGCGCACGAAGCCGGCATCTCGAACTCCGCGTTCAAGAAGCTGTTTGGTCAGTTCGTAAAGGACGAGATTGAGGGCGGCTCTGCTTTCGAGGCAAGCCTCGCCGAGCAGCGACAGAAGCAGGAGATGGACCTCAAGCGCGAATGGGGTCCGAAGTACGACGAGTCCGTGTTCCTTGCTGAGAAGGGCATCCGTGAATTGGGCCTGTCCGACGAGGCCAAAGAGATTATCATTGCTGGTATGGGCTACGACGGCGCGATGAAGGCGTTCAATAAGATTGCCCATGCTATCGGCGAGAAGGCTTTTGTCGACGGCGAGAGCAAGTCAGACTTCGGCACCACGCCTGAGATGGCTAAGTACGAGAAAGACCAGCTATTGCAACGGGCGCAGAGCGACCCAGCAGTCCGCAAGCAGTGGGAGATTCAGGCTGGCCCCGAGTACTCGCGCTACAAGAAGTTGATGGACATTATCCACGCTGGTTAAGAATATGATTGTTAGATACTAAACAATCCAGATCCAGCTAATTAACTTCTTGACTTGCACGAGATGATGTAGTATAATTACCACGAATGGAAAAGGTCATGCGCCCCCATTGACGCTACGGGAAAGACCGAGAATCTCGGCCCCGCTCTGCGGATAAGCCAAAACTTAGATCAATTTAACTATGGCTTAACAATGGAGGTATTCAGCAATGGCTGATTCTTCAACCTACAAACAATACGTAGAGACGTATACCGATTCTCTGCGCCTCTTGGCTCAACAGCAGCCTTCCCGCTTCCGCAACGCCGTCAGTGTCCAGTCCGTCAAAGGTGAAGGTGTTGCCTTCCTCGAAACGATTGCACCGTCTGAGGCTCAGGAAGTTACGACTCGTTACGCCGACAAGGTGAACATCGAGCAGACCCACAACCGTCGTTGGGCGCACCCCCGTAAGTTCGAGTGGGGCGCGATGGTCGAGGATCTTGATAAACTCAAGATGAACATCGAACTCAACGGCCCTTACACGCGTCAGGGTAACTTCGCAATTAACCGAACCATCGACGATGAACTTGTATCGAAGTTCTTTGCTACCTCTCTTATCGGTCGTAGCGGTGGCGACTCCGTAGCTTTCCCGACGGGAACCAACGTGGTTGCTGTGACCGAAGGTGCTGGCGCAGCTACGGGCATGAACGTAGACAAGCTGCTTGCGGCTCGTGAAATCATCCTTGGTAACGAGGTTGACATCGACGACCCGATGAACAAGATGTACTGCGCCATCTCTGCCGCTCAGGAACGCAACCTGCTTGAACAGGTCAAGATCGTCAACAAAGACTATCAGGACCAGGCGGTTCTCTCGGGTGGCGGTACGAGCCTGAAAGAGTGGTTCGGTATCAACTTCATCCTTACCGAGCGTCTTGACGTCGATTCCAACTCTTATCGCCGCAACCCGTTCTGGTGTATGTCCGGCATGGGTCTTGGTATCTGGCGCGATGTCACGACTGATGTTGTGCAGAACACGACCATCACAGGCAACCCGTTCCACGTAACCGTAAATGCCGTTTTCGGTGCGACCCGTCTCGAAGAAGAGAAGGTCGTCGAAATCAAATGCTCGGAAGCATAGGAGAACTAACCAATGGCTAATCAGAATTTTACCAATGTGGCTCTCTACGAAGCCACGCCCCCGCGACTCGCGGAACGATATGCTGGCGGTAGTTCCACGCTTGTTGTAGCAACTGACACGATGGAAGTCACGGCACTGGCTACGGATGACACCGTGGTTCTCTGCCGTATTCCGGTAGATGCTATCATCACCAGCTTGCAGATTGCTTGCGACGACCTGGCGACGACCTCTATCACCATCGACCTCGGCCTGTACGAAGGGTTCACGGACGGTGCTGCAGCTTCTGCTGTGGACGACGACTGCTTCGCTACGGCTGTCAACGTCGACGGCGGTGTTGCGTTTACCGAGTATCGCTTTGAGGCCGCCGACATCAACACGGCTGGTCAGCCTGCATGGGAAGTCGGCGCACTTTCGGCCCGTCCTTCCTACGGCAACTTCGACCTCGTGCTGCATGTGAACGCAGCTTCCGGCGGTCAGGGCGGTACGCTGTCCTACAAAGTCGAATACCTCATTAACGGCTAAGCCCCCATCATCCGATAGGGCGGCGCGGGTTTCTTCCTTTCCCCGCGCCGCCCGAATCGGAGTTCCACACTAGGAGAAAGTAATGGCGACACACTACATCCAGATGGATCGTGGCGAGACTGCTGGCGAGGCTACTACGGGAACTGCCGCTCCGACGTATTCTAGCGGATATGATAAAGAGGGTACGGTGACATGGGACACAACCACCGTAACCACGAAAGCACTTCTAATCGACAGCTTCCGCAAGATCAAGGAAAACATTGCTCAGAGTATTTTGCGTAACGGTGGTGGAACAGACACTCGCAAAGGGTATTACGTAGGTATCGACGACACTGTTGGCGAAGTCGGCTATGCAAGTGGAAGCCTGACGACTGGTAGCGGTAAGGATGTTACCTTCGAGGGTCAGTTTATTAGCGATACCTACGACAAGAATGTGATCCTACAACTCGCCGAGGATCTTGAGGACGCTATTTCGCAGATGAACTTTCCGTTGGGCTAAATGTCTCTTATCACAACCGAAATAGATGTTATCAATAAGGCTCTGACGCTTCTCGGCGACAGGGTCATTTCTTCACGTAGCGAGAACAACGAACGCGCTCGTGTGATGGATACTATCTACGATAACACACGCGACCGCATCCTGCGCGAGTGCCCGTGGAACTTCGCTGTGAAACGGTTGAAGCTGGTATCGAGCGGCACTCCGGTATGGGGCGACTTCGGGTATCTATACCCGTTGCCGACCGACTTCTTGTATATGATGGAAACCGACGGCTCGTCGGACTATACCATTGAGGGCGGCAACATTCTGTCTGACGCAACGAACGGCGTGGCTGGCGGTACACTCAGCATCCGCTACGTCTCGCGTGTAACCGATGTCAGCCGGATGGATCCGTTGTTCGTCGAAGCACTTGCTTTCCGCTTGGCGTATGACGCCTGTGAAAAGATTACGCAGAGCAACACCAAAAAGGAGTATTTGTTCCGCGAGTACGAAACCACGATGACTCGTGCGAAACGATACAATGGACAGGAAGATAATGGCAATTACTATGTCGAGGACGAGTGGATTAAGGCGAGGATCTAGCCATGCCTAAGGCTTCGCCTATACAAACTTCGTTCAACGGGGGCATCCAGACACCGCTTCTGGATGGTCACATCAATGCACCGCGCAGAGACTCTTCGTACAAGGACTCTGTCAATCTCGTGCCATTGAAGCATGGCCCCCTTGTCCGTCGTGGTGGCACGACACATATCATG